GCTGCGATTGGTTTTCAGATACCGGAGCCGGACGAAGAATATTACGAAGGCGAAGAATAAATCAAAGAAAGGATAATAAAAATTGAAGAGAACAAAAAGTATTTCATTAAAAAATGCAACGATTAATTTAGAAGATGAAACTGTAACGGAATACACGAAGGATGAAACCAAGACCTATAACATCCGCAAGATTTTAGAAGACTGGAATCATGTAGACGGTGTATCTATCACGATTAAGCAGGACAATGAAGTTCCTGCGGATGAATAAGATAGGGGTGTTCTTCTATTAGTTACAAGTATCAAAGATATGAAGGTGAAACTGACGACGAGCTAATTTACCGTGTCACCGGTGACAAAGAGTTGATCGGATCGTGGCAGAAAGTAGCCGATATTTTAAATGAATTATTAGAGAAACACTATTCAGAAAGTGCTTACCGGAAAAAGCGCCAATCGTTTGATGCGATGCTGGATGCATACCATACCAAAACTCCTGATTTACAGGCCGAATTGGAAGAAATTAAAAAGGAACGCCGGGAGTTAGAGAAAGAAAAAGTCAAAGTCCGGGATGAACGGAATGAATATCGAAGATTGATTCGTGAGCAGGCCCGCAGGGAGAGCTTTCTTGATTTGGTGGGCCGTGTGATATCAGAAGAAACAGAATCTCTTACTCTGGATAAAGAGATGCAGATAATACGTACAGAGTGTGATCTATTAGCTCATCTTACTGATATCCATACAGGAATTAAAATTGACAATGGATTCAATCGTTTCGATGAAGAAGTATTAAGGAGACGCTTGAATCGCTATCTAAATAAAATCATTTCTATTCGCAATACACATCATGCAGAAAATTGTTATCTGGTCATCGGAGAAATTCTATCCGGTATTATCCACAATAATTTGCGCTTAGAAAACAATATGGATTTAATCGAGCAGTTTAAAACTGCCAGTGAATTAATTGCATTAATGATTCAAGAGTTGGCGCAGCATTTTACCGGGGTACATATTTATGTGACACCTGGAAACCATTCTCGTATTTCACCAAAGAAAGAGGATTCTTTGGATGGAGAGAATATGGATCTACTGCTGCCTTTCTATCTATCTGCAAGACTACAAAATATTAAGAATGTTTATATCCATGAGAACACAAAGGATCCGGAAATCGCCATGTTCAATATTCGTGGTCATTTGGTCGTAGCTACTCATGGACATAAAGACAATCCAAATACGGTTGCCAGAGACGTTTCAATGATGTATGGTAAACAACCATCCATTATTTTACTTGGTCATCGTCATACAAATGGATATCAGACGGATTCCAATGTGAAAGTAATTCAGTCCGGATGTATTTCCGGAAGTGATTCTTATGCCACATCCATTCGTAAAGTCAACGATCCAGAACAGACAGTTTCCGTTATTAATGATGATGGTTTGGATTGTATTTACGATATTACATTAAATTAAATCAAAGAAAAGGAGAAAAATCAATGAATAAAGGCGAATTTGTAAAGAAAGTTGCTACAAAATTAGATGGAGAATATACACAGGCGGAGGCAGCCAAAATGGTTGATGCTTGTCTGGAAACAATTAAGGACGCTATGATTGCAGGAGACAAAATTCAGTTTGTTGGATTTGGTTCTTTTGAAGTAGCTGAAAGAGCTGGACGTGTTGGACGTAATCCTCAGACAGGAGAACCGATGCAGATTGCAGCTGCTAAAGTTCCGAAATTTAAACCTGGTAAAGCTTTTAAAGAAGCTGTAAATAAGTAAGGTGGTGTATTCTTTGACCACAATGAATTTTCATACTTACAAAGAATGCATTGATCACATCTTGAAACAAGCAGAAGAAACTTCTGTAACCTTGCTTGTCGATCCAGAAAATCTAAACTCATTCCTCGGCATTTTATTTGGTGAATACAATTTAGATGTCGATATGGTGCAAATTGATCGAGATAAATATTGCATCTATCAAATCGATATTGATACGGAGATGATTCTTTCTGTATCTGAACTCACCAAGGAAGAGTCTATTATTTATTTCCATGATTACGTGTACATTGACGACGAAATTAGATCTGAATGGTTCGATGTCATCAATAAAGGGATCACTCTTTTCTCTCAGTCTAAAATTGTAGAGATCGATTCTAACGATCCTGAGAACCAGAATTCTTATGTTCTTATGATGACAGGTAGTATGCATTTTGGAATGACATGCCGGAGTGAGGACGAAATTATGAAATTCTTATAACACATAGCAATTCTTTTCTTCTTGGAGAAGGCAGTATCGGGGTTCTCTCGGTATTGTCTTCTCTTTCTCTTTTCTTATAGGAAGGTGATTTTTATGAAAATTAATTTAAAAAACATAAAACCGCATACCTGGGTATCAATCGTTATGGTATTGCTTGTAATCGTTAATTCGGTTCTTACAGCAATGGGAAAGCCAGTAATTGAATTCCAGGAAGATCAGATTACTGCCATAGTAACAGTGATTATGGATCTGATATTCATCGGATTTGCGGTATATAAAAATCAGTCTATCACAGAATTTGCGCAGATTGCAGATGAAGTTTTGTATATGTTGCGTGACGGTAGGCTTTCAAAAGATGAAGTGATGACTTTTATTGAGAAGCACAAAAATCCGGAGCGTCCTACAGACGATCCAGTAGAAGGATCCGAAACGCTCGAAGATAATAATACGAATGAAAAATAATTTGTAGCGGATCTGCAGGTGTCACAGCTTGCAGATTCATTTGAAATAAGGCTACCGCAATCCCACTAGCTTTAGACGGTGGGTAGTTCACTAGATCAGAAAGGAGGTCCTATGGCGCAAAGAAGTAAACGGATTTGTCTGGCTGATAAAGAAAAGGAAAAAGAAATCAATCCTGAGACATTGAGATTATTCAATAAATATCAGATTGATATGTCTATCCGGGATCTCTCTCCGAAAACCATTATGAATTATAACTCCGATCTGATGCAATGGTTTATTTATATGCATGACTATCAATTTAATTTATCTGTATTAGAGGCTACCGATGAAGATATTGAAGAATATTATTATTGGCGTAAGAAACAGGGAAATAATGTAAACCGCCAGAAGCGGGTCATGTCTTCTATCTCCGCTTTTTATAAGTTTTTACGCAAAAAGAAATTAATCAAAGAATCTCCTGTAGAGTTTATTGAACGTCCGAAAGAGGGGCAGGCTGTAGTCACTCAGACGTTCTTAACCAAAGAACAGGTGCAGTGTATGAGAGAAAAATTGCAAGAATGCGGTGATATTCAGTTATATACATACGCTATGCTCTCTCTAACTACAATGGCCCGTGTCAATGCAATTGCACATTTGAAATGGGATCAGATCAACTTTGAAGATCGGACTTGTGAGCATGTACTTGAAAAGGAAGGGAAAGATGTAGAGTTGTCCTTTTCGGAAGAAGTAAAGGATTTACTCCTGCAGCTGCAAGAAGATCGAAAGCAGAATGATATTGAAGATTATGGATGGGTGTTTGTAACTCCATATGTAACAAAAGACAAATGTATCAGCAACGGTACTTTGGGTGATTGGTGTAAAACAATCGGCAACATGATAGGTGTTCCTACATTACATCCTCACGACTTTCGACATTCTTACGCAACTCTTTTGAAAAATGCTGGAATGAGCCTGGAAGATGTTTCTACATTATTGAACCATTCCGGAACAGACGTGACAAAGAAGTTCTATTTAAAAGTTGATACTTCTAAAATCAGAAAATTAAAAGATAGTATTGTGATTTAGCGAGGTGAGAACATGTATTGTATTTTACTAAAAAGAGAAGATCGTGGCGAATTTGACTCTTTATTTCAATTCATGACTACTGTAACTGACAAAGAGCAGAAACTGGTAAGCTTTGAATCTGATGAAGAACTGGACGAATTTGTTGAGAAAATGATCAATGAAGACGGGTATGCTAAATCCGATTTCGTCATCGTATCTGTAAAAGACTTTCATCTCACTTCTGATATTTTTGATCAAGACAAAGGAAAGGAATGATGATCGATGGCTTATAAAGTAATTAAGGCTCATGGGTCCACTCATGGCAAAGCCCGTAGAGAATTTATTTGTGATACTGTTGCTGATGTTACAGATCTCCCTACAAGTAAAAAAATGGGGAAAGCGCAGGCTGGCGATACTGTTTCAGATGAAATGTGTGCCGTTGGAAGCACTGCTTCTGTTACAGAAACTGGTGATCTGTATGAACTGAATGCAAGTAATACCTGGGTTAAGAAACCGGTTGAAGGATCTGGCGAAGGATCTGATATTACGATTGATAATACACTTACTCAGGAAGGACAGGCTGCAGATGCCAAGGCTGTAGGTGATGCTCTTGCAAATAAAGCAGATAGTTCTGCTCTTTCTTCTTATGTACAGACTTCTGTTGCTGAATCTACTTATGCTAAAAAGTCTGATTTGACAGGTAAGGCCGATAGTGCTGATTTAGCAAACTATGTGCAGACATCTACAGCAGAATCTACTTATGCAAAGAAAACTGATTTATCTGCTAAAGCTGATGTTTCTGCTTTGTCTAGCTATTTGCAGAGTTCTACGGCAGAAAGTACATATGCAAAGAAAACTGATTTATCTTCTAAGGCCGATGCTTCTGCTTTAGCTAATTATGTCCAGACAAGCACGGCGGAATCAACATATGCGAAAAAGTCAGAAATTCCATCTAAAGGTACTGCTGTTGCAGATGCCGGAGATTCAGATGTAAAAGACAAATTGAACGCATTACTTGCAAGTTTAAGAACTGCGGGAGTAATTGCTGCAGAATAAATTGTGTTTCTTCTTATTATAAGGGGCAGTGAACTACTGCCCTATTGGCTCCGTAGTCTAAAGGTAATGACACGTCCCTTTCAAGGACGTAATGCAATCGGTTCAAGTCCGGCCGGAGTCATTTAGATTACTTATAATCATACTATTTGTTTATAAACAATCATTGATGCAGTTATGAGGTTTGCCGACTCCGATTGACTACCGGGATTCTCCTCTTGCCAGTACTTAAATGCGCAGAGTAAAGCAGTCTAGTTAAAATCTGGCATATTGCATCAATGTCTTTGGATCTGTAGCTCAACTGGCAGAGCACTCGTCTGTTAAACGAGGGGTTATAGGATCATGCCCTATCAGATCCGTGAATAGCGGTACATTTCTACGGATGTGTAGCACATGAAAACCTGTGCAGTCTTTGGAGGAAATGCCAAGATCCAGTTTGACAAGCAATGGAAAAGTCTGACTGTTCTGGATATCAAAAAACATGACGACTTTATTTTTTCGATGGATATACCGTAAGTGGTAGCGGGACAGTCTGTAAAACTGTTGCCTTCGGGTTCGGGTGGTTCGACTCCATCTCCATCGACGAGATAACCGGATTGATTCCGGTTGTGAAACACTCTTCTACTGGGTGTTTTGCGAGGCATGTGTCCGGTTGGTCGAGGAAGCGGTCTTGAAAATCGTTGGCCCGAAAGGGTTCTGGGGTTCGAATCCCTAACATGTCGTTTTGGTATCGTGGAGTAATGGTATCTCAGTAGCCCGCTAAGCTATCCTACGGCAACGTAGTCCGTGTTCGAATCACGGCGGTACCGTTTCATATAATAAAAGATCTGTTTTATCCCATCAGACATCTGGGGTAGGCACAAAGGAGGGAAAAATGGATGCGTTAATTAAATTATTAGAAGGCGAAACAATCTTTGGTGTGTCGTGGTCAATGATCATTCTTGCGATCGCTGCTTTCTTCTATCTTAGGAAGAAATATAATAAATGGATTGACAGTGAACTCAAGAAAAGGCAGGCTGAAGAGCTGAGAGACAAGAATATTCAAAAATCATTAAATGAAGTGAAGAAACTTCAGGAAACCCATGCTCAAGATCGTGCCAAATATGAAGCACAGTTAGATCAGGAACGTAAAGATCGTGAAGAAACACGTATACATGACCGTAATCAAAGTTTTGAAATACAGCGTCAGCTCACAGAAGCCATTCAACGTATTGAAGAAAAACAGGACACTTTTGCTGAGACCCAACAACGGAATATGGCTTCTATTAATGAATTATTTGAACGTAGCCGGAAATATGAACTTGCAAGTTCCCGGGAAAAACTGCTGCACTCTTATCGTTACTATACAAATCCTGATGTAAATCCACGATTGGAATGGACGGAATTGGAATCAGAAGCATTTTGGGAGCTTTTTAATAGTTACACAGAAAACGGCGGAAATAGCTTTATGCATAAGAATGTAGAACCAGAAATGCGGAAATTAATTATTGTCGATATGGAGGATCTT